GAGGGAATCCATTAATCGAAATATCTTTCGACGACGGTAAAACGTGGGTGGCATGGATTGCTTATCAATCAATCGTTCTGCCTAAAGGCATCCTCGCCTGGCAAAGCGAGGTTGAGCGGCTGAAAGGATTCTTTGATCTAAATGGATGGCCCTGTCAAGACTTATACGGTGGGCGGATGCCCTTTTTGGATTGCGATAAAGATGGTAGATGTAAACATGAGCCATGCAGGATAGCAATAGAAGAAGCGATAAACGATGCCGAATCCCAATCCGCCGCATGGCGCAAGGCTTGGCTCGCGGCGAAAGGAGAGAAGTGAGATGAGATTAAAACTCTGGGAATTATTACTTCTCTCGTTGCTTAGCATGTTTCTATTCGTTGCAATGGCGGCGGGATTATTGTGGGGCGCAGTAAAGGTACTGCAAGGAATGAACGTCTTATAATAAACTAGGGATAATTGTGACGTCGCCGCCGAGGCATGACGTAAACTGATCGACTGGGAGGCATGAGATGAGTTGGAATTGGAGTGACGATAATCTCGAAAGAATAAAACAAGACTACAAGACTGGCTTCCCATCTGAGAATGTGGCGGACATTGCATTTTTACTTGAGCTAATCGACAGACAGGCCGGTACTATCAGGAATACGCTCAGCGGGCACACGGCCGAACTCGACCGCCGCGCCATTACCATCGCCGAGAAGGACGCGGAGATCGAGCGGCTGGAAGGGGAAAACGAGGAGCGGGGGAAAGTCTCCAAGTCTTGGCGCGATCAAGTTGTGATGATTAGGGGGATACCGGAAATCTCATCGCACGGCCTTGTTGCAGATGGAACGGCATACATGGGGGTCATATATGCTCTAGGACAGTTATGCGAGCGCGCCGAGAAGGCCGAGGCCGAATTCACGCAAGCGTTGAAGGATGTTGAGCGGTTAACGTATAACGCAGAACGGATGGACGCGAATACCACGCACCTGCGGGACAAACTCGCCAAGGAGCGGACGCCGGAGTTCTCGCAGGCTCAAGAGGTTGGGGCGCCGAAAATGAAAACATGGGACGATTATCGACAGGGGTGCCTGATGACCTATGGCGGTGGGCACAGAGACGACATGCGTGAAGCGTTTCAACATGGAATGCGAACAGTTTTCACTTTATGCGAGCAAGAATTTCCGCCAATAGAAAAAATGATTGCTGCCTTCAGTGCCTGCGCGGACCTGGGAGACGACAAGCCAGCGGCGCGGATCAAGGAACTGCTGGAAACGGAGAAGCGCGCCATCCTGGCAGGGAAAACGGTTGATGTCGGAGTAGAACTCTTATACGCCGCCGAGCAGGCCCACGCCGAGCTTGTGAATAAAATGAAATATGAAATGCTTGCATTGTCGGAGTGTCAATGTGGTGCTACGCGCAGCATGGCAAAACATGCACTATCCATCCTCGCCGACCACCCCGCGCCAGACAGTACGTCCGACCCCACACCGACCCCACCACGGCCCCAGAGACCCAGAACCTCCCCACGGGGGGGGCCGCCAGCAGTGAGATCGTCGATCCTGGACGCCTTACAGCATGGATTTGCCCTACTCAAGAGCTTTCCCGGTGACCATCTGGGCTTTCAGCCTTCTGACCCTCGCCAGCACCATTGCTTCTTCCATGTCATCCTCCCAAATGGCTCGCAATAAGCTTCCCGATAATCGCCAACACGGCCATCCCAACAACGCCAAGCATCCCATAAAGCAGCACCACGCGCGTCTTGAGCACGGCGACTTCAGTCTTGATGCCAGGATTGCCATTGCCGAAATATGCCTTGTGGATTTGCGCGACCTGCTGTTTCATGTTGGCCTGAGACGCCTCGACCACTTCGGCAATATCTTTTTTCGTTAGCACCGCCATGCTGCTACCCTCCTGATGGTTTTCCGGTTATCAATTCGGTATACTGAAATGGTCTCCTCACCGATCCACGGTGTATTCCCGCCTTCATCGACATGATAACGCCAATTGCTTCCCAATAATTCCCTACTATGATAACCACATCCGAAGACGGAATTGCATCGCTTAAAACGGTGCTGTTCTCCCTGACAATAATAATGGGAATCCCGCGCTTCAGGCACGCGCGATGTGGCCGACCAAAACATCCAAAAGGAGAGACGAGAAAATCTACGTCCCCGACGCTAATTCCGTTTCCGATGACTGGAGCCTTGTGCAATCCTTTCAACACGCAGTGTAAGTATGATGTGGATAACGACTCAGCCGCGATTTCAGGCTTAAGTATCTCATTGTATATCCGATCTAGCTCCCGATCGGCGGCTGGAGTCGTATCAAGAGGGGCGTGCGCCACGGGTTTGTCCAAGCGCTCAGACACCATCTTAGAGGCTAAAGCTTCCACCCCACCCCACGGATTCACCCCGCCGTTGTGATAGTAGTTCAAAACGACTTCCCGCCCCACCGCTATCGACGTGTGGATCGCCAAAGCATCAAACTCGTACTCGGAGACTTGCTTGACAAGACCATCACAACCCCGCACATCTCCGGCCGCTTGACCGTTCTCTATTCGAGCAATCATCATTAAAGGCGTCTCGAGCTCGAGCACTCGCGCCTCCAGTCCGATTGTCGCACGAGCCGCTGAAACTGCATTCACCGTAGCCCCCGTCAATGGTGAATTCGCCACTACCAGAACGTTGTTTCTTCTCCGCTCTTTCAGTTCAATGTCGCCCTCAAGAAAACGATCCAGCATCGACCCCTCAACGTACAGCGCGTTGTCCGGCATCTCGTTAATGTCCGAAGCATTCACCACGTTCGGATGCAAAATTAATCTGTCGCAGCACGCGCCAAGTAGCTTTGCCACTGGACTCGCATCTCCGGCATGTCCGCCAATTAAGCATTCGATCCCTGTAGGAATTATCAGTACACCAATCATCGCTAAACCCTTTCCACAGTTTTCTTAGTAATAACTTCGCCCTCGAAATACTCCGCCGCAAAAGCGGAAACGATTTCAGCATCAAAATCTTTGCACGAAAAAATATTCAAGAAGACCTTTTGCAGCACGTCCAAAGCATGGATCGTGATGTTGCTAGTGCTGATGAACTGAACGCACGAAACGCCCTTCAAGTGGTCTGGAGCGGCCGCATGCTCCTCGGGGCAATCCTTGTAATCCCAAAAATGTAATTGGCATCTCTCCATTGCGATTTTCTTACAGAGAACTTTTAAAAACCGTTTAAGCGCCCGCCTGGTGAATTTCTTCGGGTTGCACTTATGCAGATCCAAAATCAATTCTTTTCCGTATGGCATATCGCGATACCCCTATCCTGATGGTTTTCCGTTCCGAGTTGCAAAATATTTCTCGAAGGCCTGTCCCGCCCAAAGATAAATCGGCGAGAGTAAAGCGAACGTCTCCGCTGGCATTTTCATAATCATGGCAACGCCGGTCAAAATGATTGCCGACCAAACGACGGACAGCGCCAAGATTAAGCGCCCCGTTCCGACGGGCATCCAGCCTGGGCCGGATACCGGCGGCCCCTTCGGATCGGTTGCCCGGCGAAGGCGTGCAGCCGCTTCGTTTTCGTTCATGGTTTTCTCTTTCTCCTGATTATTCATAGACCGCCCAGCCAACAACAGCCGAGGCGGTCTCTATTCCAAGGGAAACGTGCTCATATCCCAGCCACGCTTCTCGGCTTCGGCGCGAAACCAGTCGATTTGCCGGCGCTGGAGATTCTGCTCCTTGCGCTGATTCTGTAACTCGGCAAACATCGGTGCAATAAGCTTGCTGAGCATCAATCGCAACTCACCATGAATCTCGATCACGGCGCCGGGAAAAGCCGCCTGGATTTTCTGCGCCGAGAAATTCGTGCAGGTTCCAAGATGCGGACGTTCTTTCCACGAAAAATCTATCACCTGAACATCACCTTCGCCGAATAACGAGTCGAGAGTTCCGTCATCGTAAAGCGCCGCTCGCCTAACTTTATCTTTCATGCGCTCGTCCGACGCGCTGGCAAAATTTGCCACGCCACCTGAAATAACGATTGAGTCGATATTTGTCCCGTCACCATCCTCGAAATCCACGAGAATATCCCCATCGCTACCTGCATCAGTGCCAGTCTGGATCAGAAGCCCCCAGCGACTGGAATCATTGCCATCGTTAAAAAAACGCGCCGCGTAGGCGTTGGCCCGGTCTTCAACAACGTCGAGTTTTTGGGTGGGAGATCCAATATTAATGCCCACCCGATCCGTCCCGGCATTGATTCTCAGAGTGTCAGACGTGCCGGTTGTATGAAAGCGTGCGTCGTTATCCCCGGAAGCTACATTATAATTTAAAGGGCCACCAATATCAGCGGTGGACGAAACCTCGAGATCACCCAAGCTCTTGAGGAGACTATTTGAACGAATAGTCCCAACCACGTCAAACGTCACGCCCGGAGTCCCCGTGCCCACGCCAACACGATTCGTCCCGCCGTCCACGAACAACATATTCTCGTTCCCATTGCTCTCGACGCGCATGTCTCGATTGGCGCTGGACTCATTGATCGTGACGGCGTTGTCCAGATCAACGGTGCCAGTGGTCTTGAAGCTCCCGGCGACATGCAGGGCGGCCTGGGGATCGCTGATCATTATACCGACCTGGTTCGCGCTGCCGTCAACCATCAAGGCCCACTGCTCGGTGTTGGTCTCAACACGGAAATCTATACTCGCGCCAGATTCATTGATGGTAACCGGACCATCCATGCTAATAGAATTATCACTGCCATCAATGAAAAAGAGATTGGCATTTGAGTTAGATTCGATGCGAAAATCTAAATCAACGCTAGCTTCATTGAATACTGTCTCACTAGCTGAAAGATTAACCGCCTCGACAGTGCCGACCTGAAATGTCAAAAGATCGGAATCGTGAGCATAGAAAATTATTCCAACATCAGGATCGTCGACATCGCCAAAGAAGAGAGAGCTAATGCCGGTATTACCGGCAAGCAAAGTTATACCTGGCGCACTGACGTCCTCGATAGTGAATTGACTGGGCGCACTTGGGGCGCCACCAGTATCAGAAATAAACAAATGCAACTCGTCTATCGGAGCATTAGTCCCAATTCCAATCCGGTTGTTGCCGGCATCCAAGTACCAAAGATTTTGCTCACTGAGCCCCTCGAAACGAGCGTCAAAATCACCACCGTCATCATTGAAAATGAACAACCCAGAGCCAAAAGAAGTAGCGCCATCGACCTCGAATGTCGCGGTGGGAGAAATCGTCCCTACACCAATTCTATCGTTGCCGGCATCCATAAACCACATGCCGATATTATTATTGCTCTCCACCCTGAAGTCGTGATCGGAGCTCGACTCATTGAACGTGAACGACCCACCGTCGAAGTCGATATTCCCGGAAGCGCTCAGCGCCCCGTTCACGTCGAGAAGCACGCTCGGGGCGCCAGTCCCAATCCCAATGCGATCATTCCCAGCGTCCAGAAACCAGAGGTTGATATTTGACAGACCCTCCCAGCGCGCGTCAAGATCAGCGCCGGCCTCGTTGTAGATAAACGTTCCGCCATTGAGCAGAATATTACCCGTCATCGTCAGCGCGGTGCCAGTAAGCAAACCCGTCATGGTGTCGCCCACGATATTGACGTAGCGCAGATCGGCGGAGGTTGTGGTAAGCTCCCCGGTTTCACTCGTCAAGAGCTGCGAGAGGGTGACGGCTGCATTGAAGGCATCCTTGAAAGTCATGTTGTCAGAGACGTCGCGGTCGATCACCACGGTGGAGTCATAGACGGCGGGCGTGGCGGTCGTGCCGATATTCACGTCGGTTACTTTTGCGCTAAAACCATTCGTGCAAAGCAGAAAGATCATTACGACCAAGAAAATCAAAGCGGCCACCACGTTGACGATAGTTTGCATTCGGTTAGAAAGCATTTTCGATAATCTCCTTTATCTTGAGTCTCGCATTTGTTTTCGTAGCTACAATCACCCGCGCCAATTGCAGAAAGGTCCGGGACAGATCGAGGGTGAAATGGGTGGAGGAACTAGCGCTATCCCAGAGATAATACGCATTGAGACCAACGGGCGCGGCCTGCGGAAAAGAACCAAAGGCGGGCGAGGCCGCGGAAGTCAACGGATAGTCGCCTTCCTCCAATTCGTAAAGGTCCAGATTTCCGTTCACGTCCAACGTCATCACCCGAATGAAATCAGTGGCCGCTTCATTCTCAACGGCGAACACGATCATGTTCGTTCCGGTCCCGTCATACTCGATTACCCCTCCGCCATCGACGGCGGCCTCGACGGTCTCCCCGGTGAACGGATTTTCGATAATCTCACCTTTGATGAAGAGTGAACCATCGAAAGAAAGCTGCGCCACGATCACGTTGTCGATCACAAAGAACCAACGCAGGAAACCGTCGTAGGCGTCGATGAAAGTGACGGCATCGGCGGGAGCGATGTCGTGCTCCCAGATCCGAAACCGGCGATCGGAGAGAACGCCCTTTAATTCGATCTGATCGAGAGTGGAAAAGCGCGTGCCGATCAAGCGCGAAGGAACGTTGTCAAGAGCGCTGATGGGATCGTTGAAGATGACCTGATCACCCTGGTCAAAATCAATCTGGCGCAGAGACATGAACGTTTCAATGGGAATATTGCGCCAGGCGTTGTCGGCGAGCATCTTGGCGGCGGCCCCGGAGGCGGTCGTGACATCGCGCACCCACTCGTTGAAGATGTTCCGCGTCTGCACGCCCCAGCTTTGCGCCTGGGAGATTGCATCGGCGACCGACGTGGAGGACTTAAAGCCGGCATCGGAAAGAAACCCCCGTTCGTACCAGTAGATTAAATCATTAATGATGGTCTCTTCGCGATCGAAACGCTTCCTGACATTCTGATTTTCATCGCCAGGGAACATATCGTCAACATCAAGCGTTCGCACGGCGTCGGCGGTCGTGGCTTTGAGCGAATCGAATATCTTGAACTGAAAACCATTCCAGGACAATCGCAAACCCACGTTCCAACAGGCTTCGGAGAGCAGGTCGAGATTGGTCGGGCGGGTTTCTTCGATAGTCTGGATGGTGGTGTTGGGCGGGCGATAGACGCGGCGGGCGAGCTTCCAGGAGCCGGCGCCGATAGCTGTAATCGAGACATCAAGCAGAGTAGTGTCGAGCAGGGAGACATCGAGATTGGCAAAGTCGGAATCAGTGACGAGGAATTTTATCACCCCGGCAATATCCTCCAACACGTTCCCGGCGCTGTCAGGATCTTCAATTCCATTCACGTCAACCAGCAGCGTGGCGTCCAGTTCATCGGCGACAGAGTCTCCACCCACGGTGCCAATCGTCGGCATTTGCGTCACGTCGATATAGGTGATGGCATGATCGTTGAGCGTGGTTTCAGTAATGACGTAATCGGTGGTGAGCGTCAAAGGTACATTGTCGATCCGTACGTTCAAGTTCGAGATGCTGAAATGGTAACTGGCGATGTAACGATAGCGGGCAAGCTTTTCTCGAACAAGCTGATTCTGATTGTGTGCGACGGCGACGGTGGAATTGACACCGCGACTTGCAGGAGTGCCGGCAGTGCCAATGGTGGGAGGATCGGCGCCACTGTCGATGGCGGTGTAGCTAATTTTCTCGGCGCCGATGATAATCGTCCCGGACGCCGGAAACCCCGTGACATCGTAAACAGGGATCACGCCAACACTGTCATTTATATTGGCTTGAAGGGACGTGCGCCGACCGAACTCAGTAAGGATCCCAAGGGCATCGGTCACTTCGCCAAAAATGTAAGGAATGAGCTTGTTGATGGAACCAATGGGCACGTCGGGGAAATCGTCGGAAGAGACCAGAATGCCGGGGCGCCGAATCAGAGAAGAGCGAACAATATCGACCAGAATTAATCGCGCATTGGTCGTGGTGGTGAAATAATCCTCAACTTCGAAATCACCAAGGTTGATCCAGTCCGCGGAAGTCACGGAGCCATCGCCGGGATCGAAAACGTAATAGAGCGTGGCGGCGGATCCCTTGACGGTTGAGATTTGCGTAAAGATTTGCTCGATACGGTTGGGATCGTCGGGATCGTTGAAAACACTGATCTCACTGCGGAAAAATTGAATGCGGGCGTCAACGGCAATATCGATCTCGCGCTTGATCTGCGGCCAACCCAGCAGGAGAGCTTTGGACAACAAGGCGGGATCGATCCGAAAGCCAACATCATTCGTCCCATCGGCCTTGCGAAGAGTGTAGTGGATCGTCCCAAACGGCTGCGGCCACTCGACCTTGAGAATGGGTTGGAGATCGAGATTGGTCTTGAGGATTTCAGCGGCTTGGGACACGGAAAGGGATTTAGTCACGACGGCGACTCCTAGGAGGTCTTGTAAGTCGCCTCGTTGAGGATGATAAAGCGCAGCAGATGCTCGGCCTTCGAGCGATTGGCCACGGCATCGTCAGCATCAAAAAGCATGGACTCGAAACCGGCGTCATCCGTTGAGCCGGCAAGCTTGTCGAACAGGCGCACCTCATCGCACTTGGGGACGCCGCCAACGGACTCGTAAGGATCCCAATAGGCAAGAGAGAAGGAATCGAGGGTGCCACGGCGATTCGTGCGGACATAATCAATCACGCCCCGCCAATCAAAGGCACGCCCCCAATTCTCTCGATTGAACTGGAACTGGATGATATCGACATTATCAGAAGTGCGTGTTCCAAACGGCACGCCACCCCGGGAAATGCGTGTGGCAACACCCGTGAGCGCTCGATGGCCAACCCCTCGTCCAGGACCTATCTCGAACTGAAAGGCCGTGGTGGGCTTCCAGACGCGCGCGTTGGCCCCCTTGGAGAGATTGACGGGGATATTGATGGTGATTGCGGTCTTGGCGGGCGTAATCGACTCAATGGCGCCGAGGAACTGAGGCTCGCTGTTATCGTTCTCCGAGAGAAAGAGATTATCGCCAAGAACAAAAGCATCGTCGGTATTATCCAGTTCAATCGACAACGCGCCGGCGGCAATACCACTGGACGTGGTCAGCTTCTCGCCGGTCTTGCCAAAAGCAAAAATGGGAGCGAAATAACGAGACTGGGATTCACTCATTGACCGATCCTTTAGACGATGAGTGGCCGGCGGTTCTGAATGATGCTTTGCGCAAACTCGTCAACCGCTTGAAAGCCACCAGCGCGCAGACCGGAAATGGTCACGCCGCGTTCCAGTAACTCAGGGCGCAACCGAGTCTCACGGTACATGTTGACGACAACTCGAGCGGCGGCTTCCTCAAGCATCTCATCGCGCTCCTGGCCAGGTTGCTCGATGCCACCGTGGAGAGGAGAAAGACCCATCGCGCCAATGACCTCTCGCTCGTCGGAAGCACTAAAAAATTTGACAACAGATCGCGAGCTGTAAGTTGGACTGGTGACAATGTAAAGCCCGCCACTGAAGACGACGATAGTATTATTGAACGACCAAAAATTAGACTGGCCAGCACTAAACTCAGCACGGATCTGCGTCTGCATCTCGGCGGCGGTAAGCGCGCCGCTGCCACAGTTTGCCAAAGTGAGCTCAATCTCTTGCGCACCAGACCCATCAATAGATACCAGAAACTCATTATTTGCAAGACTAGTCAGGTCTTCGATGGGAGACGCAACGCTCTGACTAAAACCTTGGCGCACCCAAGGAAAGCGATCCTGGACAATCTGAGCCTTGATGTACTGAATGGCATTGTCAACATAGCGGTCGATCGTCGCATCCACTTCACTGTCCGACAACTTAATATCGATCAGATCCGTCACGCGCGTCTTGATCGCCGTCGTCGCCGGATCGACTGCGGGGGAACTTGAAGGTGAACCCGTGCCACTTCCAGCCATTATGAGACCACCTCAGTATCAGGATTGTCAAAATCAATACCGGTCTTTTGACGCCAGAAGTAAACCGTACCAGCATCCAAAAGAAACGTCACCACACCATCTTGATCGGTTTTGCCTGAAGCAATAACGCCGGTCTGAGAATCATTCGGATCGAGAGTGACCCAGACATCGGCGTCGGCAATGGGGAGAAGAGTCGTGGAATTGGTCAGAGTATAGGGAAATGAAATTGCACCGGCCCCGGCGCCAGCTCCAGTTACCCAAGCGGCATCTCCCCGCGTGATAATTGCATCCTTGTCCGAGGTTGCTTCAGTGCGAGTCGGCGGATCGTAATCCGTAAGAGCTAAGTCGGCTTCTGTATTAATATTAGTACGGTTGACCACCGCATCGCCTATCAGGTTTGTTGTCGTTCCATTATCAGTATAAGTCAGAATGCCTCGGGCCGCTATCGTAAGGCTCGTACAAGTTGCGTCGATAGTTAATTGACCAATGGCCTCGTAGGACATAACGGTTGTGGCAACGGCATTAGCCACGTTAAAGCCACCTGAGTAGTGCCGGACATAAACATTAACGTTAGACACCGAATTGATGTCCAGCGTGGGAGCGCTTCCACCAGCCACCGCGCTGAAACACGAATCAAAAGCGCAATCATCGCGCAACACCAGACTAGTGCCATCAGCAATTAAACACGCCAACGCGGTTATCTCCATTCCCGTGATGGCCAAAAGGCAGGCACCTTTGGCCTGACATCTTTCCGTGCCACCTTGAGCACCGGTAAGAAGTAGATTGTAAAAGACCGATCTATCTACATCCTGTGAGCCAAAATTGACTATATTTACACTCATCTCCCCGATTCCAACAAACTCATAATCTTCCATCGTGGCAACCAAGGTGATGGACGAGTTGTTCACCAAATAAATACGATCAATGCCGAGGCTGTCCGCGATGATCTTTGCGGCGGCAATGGTTGAAACTGGCTTATTCCAAGTACCGTCTTCACCATTAACTGTATTCGTATTTGCGGCGGCATCGTTGAGATAGACGCCTGGACCACGGGAACCGGAATAAGCTGGACCAAACCCTTCAACTCCATCATACAGGGTTTTAAGGTTGGTGGCAGCTGTTTCGTCATCATCCACCGCCACGACATTGACCGCCGGCGAGAGTTCGACGCGAATGTCCTCCACGAACGAACTCGCCAATTTTGCAGTCAGAATCACCTCGCGCACGCCCGACGCAAAAGCGGCCGCCGGCCAGTCCACGCGATAGAGTCCGGGCTGATCAATACCATCGACCTCAATCGCCTTGTTGTCCGCGTGCGCGCTGTCCGTCGCCGCCAGCGCCGTTGCGTCCACCTTCGCCACTGGGACTACGCCGCTGCGAACATACTGCAAATCAATATCGGTAATCGTTGCCCCGGTAGTCGCTTGGCCATTCGAGGTATTGCGGAGTTTGAAATAGGTCGTGACATTTACCGAACCTGCTTGAACTATCATGCAACAAGCCCTCCCTGCATTTCAGGAAGTATCGGGTGCGGATAAGGGATAAAACCCACCGCCGGAACAGCAACAAACGCCCGCCGGTCGCGCAGGCGAAAGGGGGCGAGCGAGTCGGCATAGAGTTGGGTTATTTCAGCGGGAGAGAGGGCGCGATTATATATATAGATGAAATCTATAAGCCCGCCCCACTCGGATTGTGCAAATTGTGCGCCAATGCTGATATTTTGCATTGAGACCAAATCAATAACCGTGTTAGCGCGATCCGACTCTACGCCATCATTATATGTAATAGAATCAATCCCGTCAGAAACAACCGCGTATTGATGAGGCCCTTCAGCAAACGTTATCGACAGTGTTGTAAATGTCCCTCCGGAATCTCTGATAAACACATCGTTTGCGGCATACCTAAAAGCCAGGACCTCGCTTCCCGCGCCGCGCCCATCAAAAGCGTGTTTGTTTCCGACTCCAACGGCACTATCCCAATCGGTGGAAATCACAACCGACCAAATAGTCCCGAGGTTTATTAGAGAGGGGCGCGTCAGATCCGCATAGCCATCTATGCCGTCGAAATTCAACGCGTATCCATTCTCGCCAATTACCCAGTCGGTCCCCGGGTCCCTGTTGACCAGGGTGCCATTGACGCCGTACCCGCTCACATCATATAGCGTTGCCCCACTCGGCCCCAGCGACGGAATCCATGCACCGCCATCAGGCCATAATCCAGGATGCTGCGCCTCACCTTGCGAGCGAGCGAACCCTTGAACGTAGGACGGCGTTATAAGTGAGCGTCTAAGCATTAGTTTTGCAACTCGTCTGGAATTGGATCGAGAGCCAAAAACATCTCCACAGCATCACCCTCAAAAGCCTGTCCTGTTGCAATGTTAAAAACTACCGGGGAAACATAACGTTCAGTTGCATAGAGAATCCCGATGTTCGCCGGAAGACTTATTGGTGCAACATCTGACGTGGTGTTATATACATAAGGCCCATTCATCAACTTCACTGAATCCGCGATCGAATCACCAGTGGTTCCGGTATATGCCGCATCCGCACCAGTAAGAAATCCAGGATTGTCAAGTCCGGCGGTCGCCGACTTACTAAGACTGAAATAGACGGCGATTTGAAGTCCGCTGGCTGGAGCAACATCAAATTCAGGACACAAACGCACAGTAAACGCAGCAGCACGCGTGGCTCCTAAATCAGCTTTTGCTCCCTGTTGAGCGGCTGTAGTTGCCAGAGAAGTGAGGTCGAGTTGATGTGTGCGAGCCCAAATCACACCCGCCGCCGGATTGTAATCAGTCGTATCCGCCCACACGATCGGCGTGCCGTTTTTTATGAGAATTTCAGTTGCCATTCCACTGCTCCTTAGATCGCCAGCAGGTCTTCGACAACTGCATCCGTGTTCGTCTGGATGGCCGCGTCACTCGCACCAGTAATTTGCTCGACGGTCGCGCTGGCATTGGCCCCTAGCACGGCCCAAAAGACGGAATCAGCCACAGATGCAGGATTGGCAAGCGCCTGTTGCGCCCATGTCTCATGCGCCGACCGCTTGGCATGTCCGACTTCAAACGGTGCTGTGCCGGCCCTGATTTTCTCCGCAGTAACAACGCACGCCACGGTCACGCGATTCTTCAGCGCGCTCTCGTTACGCAAATTAAAAAGCTCTTCGTAGGTCGCCATGTCACCCTCTCCTAATTGTCCACGAGAATCAAATCAAACCCGCCGCTCAAGTCAAGATTATCGGCGCTTCCAATGGCCTGCAACTTAATAATAGCCGGACCAGAAATTGCAAAATGGGGTTCAAATCTATGATACTGGAGACTGGTGCCGACGCTAAACAAACCCTGAGTGTGCTTGGTGAGGAAATTAATAATCTCGACATCAGGCCCGGGATTGACTAGCAACGAAAGGTCAATTGCGCCGGTTTGGCCGCCAGACTTATTAAACGAGGAGTAATACTTGGTCATATAAGCAATTTGGATGCTGGGGACGCCGTAAATAGCCATCTGTGTCTGACCTTGACCGGCATTGATCTGCGCGGTGATCGTGCCATCGGTGTCGGCAGTGGCGGTAATGATCCCGACATTGATATTCGTTGCGCCCTTGGTGATCACTTGCATGCGATGGATAATGACATAAACATTGGCGGTGGCCACGTCCGAAGCACCGTTGAGAATGATGTCCTCGCTTACCTCCAAGGCAGACCAAGAAGTAAGGCCAGAGATGCGGATGGTACGCGCGCCAACGCCAACCGGATCGCCATCATCGCTGGCGGAACCGGAAGTGATTTGATGAATGCGCGCCTGAGTGGGGGCGATCCAAATATCCTGATCGGTGGTAGCGTTGGCGCCATCCCAAATATCAGTCGCGACACCGTTATCGACATTGGAGGCGCGGCCGAATTTATTGATCCCCGATTTGCCACTAATATTTCCCTGGGCAACTTGGAGAAAGAAATCAACAGCCTCGACAAAAACCTTTCCATTAAGCGTGACGGCCGACCAGGCGGCAAGCGAAATGAAAACAAAAGCCAACACAATCAAAGTTCGTTTTCGCATACTCCTCACCTACTTTCCAGCACACCCATTAATTCATTCGCTCCAAACAGATTGTCAAACCGTAAGTGGTGGTTTTATCGGGGGCGGCCACGTCGATCTCATCGCCATCTTGAAAATAATATGGCCGCGTGGGCTGAAAGATGATATCCGTGGTGGAACTAAGAGTCGTCGAATGCAACAACACGTCATAAGCGCTGTCGACCCCACTGTCGAGCGTGACAGTGAATGCGCCAGTGGAAACAGACGCAGTGTAGTGGATCATTACCCAGTGGAGCTTAAACGCGCCGTCGGGGGCCAAGGATTCGCTCACGGCGCCAGTGACAGCGGTCGACCGCGAGATGATGACCTTGCCCGGACGGTTCTCCGGGAGATTGGTGTCGGTAAGCACCCCGTAAGCCAGCAAGGCGAGGGCAACAAATCCGACAACGCCAAGCACCATTAATTTTCTCATGGATCGATTCCTTTCGTAAAGAGTTTTCCCGCGTCCGGGCGCCGAGTGAAAAGAGCGACCGCGCAAGGCCGCGATTTGATTTTCACCCGGACGCGGGAAACCTACTTTTTGGCGCCCGGCGCCGGCGACTTGGACTCGGTGTTGGGTTTCATGTCGCCGGACTTTACATCCGATTTCTTTTCGAGCAGATCGATGGTCACTTTTTTCTTGACAACCGCCTCCTCTTTTTTCAGTTCGGCAGCATACTCGGAATCGAGAACCTCATTCTCCCGAACACGAAGGTCGCCTTCCGCAATTTCCTCGAAATGAACAACCTCACCCTTATGATTCAGCGGCGGCTTTCGTTCGCTCTCGCCGGCCGGATCGTCAAAGGTCACAATGGGATCGAGATGCGGCTCGTACAGCCGGTTAAGATGGTGGCACTTTTCCGTACATCGATACTTGGGCATAACGCCCTCCTTCTTTAAGTTTGACGATCCTACGGAGTACTCACGCCAGTCGCGTTGAGAGTGATCCACTCGGTGCCAGTCCAGTTCAGCGTCAATGCCTCATCGACGGCATCAAACAAGAACTCCTCGGGATCGGTGGTATTGTGGTTCGTGACGGTCAAGGTGAACGAGGTGGTCGCCTCTTGCATCGAAATCGTCTTGATCGTGCCAGTGACAGTCGCCGAACCCAGCGTGAGGGCCGCCCCAGCCCCACCAGCGGATGTTCCATCGAGTTCCGAGGCTCCCCAGGCGTCGATCGTCTCAGCGCCCGTCACGGCCTCCACGTCGCCATTGAGCGCCGCCCCGAGAGTCACGATGCCGGTCAAGGTGGACGCGCCAGAGACAGTACTCGTCCCAGTGACCTGCACGCCGCTGGGATTGATGAAAAACACGTTGTTGGAGCCACTCTTCCAGTGATACCCATCCGCTTTGTCTTCGAAGCGAATGCTACCGGAAAGCAACAACAGGCAGACGGCGGAAAACACGCCAGCCACCAGAGTGAATACGATTCTATTTTTCACAATCTTCTCCTTTACAAAATTGGCGAAGGCATGCACGGCCACGTCACACGCCTTCGCGTTGGGTTCAAACGACGACCTGGTTTTACACGTTCGGGCTGGGCGCCTGGAGCACAATGTGAGCGTTGATGGCGCCAGTAGTGAACGCGCCGGTATCGTCGTATTGCAGCAGCAGGTAGCGACGATGCGTTGACGGGATCGGAACCTGCCAGATGATAAACCCGGCCACGAGAGCGGCCTGCAGGTGCGAGCCACTACTCAAGATTGTGGCGAACGAACTGTCGTCGGCGGAATCCTGCAAATTGACGATGAGCGACGTGCCACCGTCAAAATCGTTGGCATCCACGCGCACGTCGAGCATCTTCGGGGTGCCAGCGCCCATGTTGGCATCCGCAACCCCGGTATCGACGACATTATCGGATACGGCATCACCAGTGATATCCTGGGCATCGCTGAAAACGAGTTGAAAGTCTTGAATCATGATCTTTTCCTTCCTTGAATCGAGTGTTAAGCGAAAAGACTTCTCCCGCCCTGTTTAGGCGACCGCAGTCTCCGTGTCCACGATGGCATCCATCAAGCGGATCGGAATGCCGTTGAAGAACAACTGCGGCTGGCCGGACAGTTTGTTGATGTCGCCGGAGGTGTAATTCACGTTGGTCTTGTCCTTCGAGCGAATCTGCATCTGCGCCCGAACAGTGCGATTGACCAGAATCGAGGCGTTGCCGGGAATGCGCAACTCGTTGGTGGACTTGATCAGAAGGTCTTCGTCAAAGATGTTGCTGGAGCCGGTCGATTCGATATTGGCGACGCGGGCAATATTCCGCGCCGGGTCGATAACAGCCAGACCAAGACGCTGAACAAACTGTGTGATCAACGCAAAGTACCTGGTGCCGGCAGTTTCGCCATCAACCAGATGTTCGCCCTTGTCGTTCATCTCCAAACCCGCCGGAAAGTTGGGATTGAAGAAGAAGTAGGCGGCATCCGCGCCCCACTGAACCACGAAAATACTGGTTGTGTCGCCACCAGACCCACCAGCGCCAATGATCCGCGGCGCATCGAGAGCGGACATACGGGCAGCCAGCCCGTGGAGCTTCGTGGGATCGTTCGCACGATTGCCATAAATGAAGTCGGAGGCCACTTGATTGGCCATCGACTGCACGAACGCGGAGTCTTCCTGGGCGCGCGTAGCAGAAGGATTGGGAGAGGTTGTGACGAGCTCCCGATCCACCTGGGAATGCGTTTCGTAGAGATTGAGATCTTCAATATTTTGCCGGGTCTTGCTCGCCTGCTTCGCGACGCCATCATTGATCCGGCGAGTGCCAGTTGTGGGCAAAGCAAGTCGCTCCGTCCACTGATGCCCGGTCATCTTGTTCGCCGGCAGAAAAATCGCATCTTGCAAATATTCGTTTTGCTCCAAGAGCACTTCGGCAATCAAAGCGATATTTCCGTCATCGGTCCGATTGGCGAGCTCCAAGAGCGTAAGTTCGTCTGCTCCGAGTGTTGCCATGATTTGCACCTTTCGTTATTTTGCGGCCTAGGCTCGACTCAGTATCACTGCTTCATGGTCGAGTACACAAGACCCTTCTGCTTCTCCGGCGCCGATGCGCCGTTACTCTTGGGCGGGGGTGGGGTCTGGAGCCGTCTGGCAATGGTAGTCTCGACTCCATCGGCAACAGCCTTTACATAAAACTGCGCCGCCTGTCTCCGTCCTTCAATGGTGTCGAAATCGAGAGCGTAGAGCGGGGCAAGAGCCGGAACTTCCAACTCATTGAGCATCGCGGACGTTGCGAGGTCGAGGACTTGCTTCTTACCATCCGCCTCCAACTCATCAATGCGCTTCTGCTGTTGCTTGCTGATCTCTTCATAATCGCCCTTTTCACGCAACCGCTCCTCGGCCCGCGCGTTCTTTTCCTTCTCCAACTGCGCCTGCTGATCCTTCAGAACACGAGCCTCGGCAGTTTTTGATGCATAATCGGCGCGGCGACTGCCCTCAGAATCCAGCATCAAGCGGATTTGCTCGGCAGTATAGTTCGCTTTGTCATCGATTATAACGCGACCCTGAGCATCCCGCTTCATCTCAAACGCATCCTGCTTGTTGGCCGATTCATCCGCCCCAGCACCCGGACTCACGGCAACATCACTCACTGCCTGCGCTTCCGCCGCCTGATTCGTCTGTTCGTCCGCCATTTTTTACATCTCCTTCAGCCTTAAATTTACCGTTTATGGTGGCCTGAAAAATCATGGCCTTTCGCACTTTCGGATCAACAAGTTCGTCCAAATTACGCTGCCAGGCCGCCTCGGGATCATTGATAGAGCCCACGAGTCTCAGGAGATCGGGAACGGAAAGAAAATCAGCCAGAAACCCAATATTCTGCCAGCGTTCGATTTCGTTGACTGGGATGGAAAACGTGAAAGTGATCTTATAGTCTTCGAGCAACGGCAGGCCCAAAATACCCCAAATGCGATTGATCAAGGCAATGCGTTGGCGGACGGCGCCCTCGATGTACTTGATCGAGATGGATGACTTCTCGTCTTGGGCCTGAAATTGAAGCTTCAAGGCAACACCGGTCGTCTGGCCGGTAACGCCAATAGCTCGCGCGAGATCGGGAGCCATGCCAAGCATAAAGATGAAGCCGCGAAGCTCGGCAAAAGTGAATTTGGCCTTCTCGAACGGAAGCTGACGGGTGATAAAGAATGCGTTTGAATCCGAGGGGATCGAAAGCGCGCCCATCTCCTGCATTTGCTGATATTTGGTCTTGCCGGTGGAATTGCCATCTTCATCAAGGACCATTTTGCCGAACTCGCCCATTTGAAACCCGGTGGCAATTAAAAGGGCGCCAATGTCTCCGGTAAAATCATCCATGTGAGAACTAGCGGCGGTATTCATGGCATCCTGAAGCGAAATAAAGGCATCAGAAATAAACGGCAGACTATCCTTCTCGGAAGTCCAGACAATAACCGGCACCTGACCATATTGATGAAGAGTGACGCGGGGATCGTCCACGGCGGACGGCATGGCACTGAGATCGAAGGACTGAGTCTTCTCATCAAACTGGGGAACGGCAGGCTGCTGAGTGCCAGTACTGCCTACGGGACGAGCAATAATACTCCGGCGATCGTCAAAAACAGTGATTTTCTCAGCATCATAAATCCACCACTGAAAAAAATCGACATCGGTGAGAATTTTCTTGACCCAGGTGCCACGGCGAATGACGGCACGGCGAATAGCGAACACGATTGCCCCGAGAGAATCGAACACAAAGGCCCACTCACGGGGATCAAAACGGTCAATGTGGATTTGCTTGGTCTCAGAGTCAAAAGAGTGGACCTCGACGGAAAAACCCTTCAAGAGAGAATCCTGATAATTTTCGGCATCCTGGGCGTCGAGAAGATTGTCCTTGCGAATTCGCTCGTAAGCATTCAGAGCAGAGCGGTCGGCTTTTTGATCCTCAAGCGTGACGGACATGGGATTGCCGAAAACAAAGCCTCGATGCCGATTGATTATGTCTTCGGTGAAATTGACGACAAGCTCATTGTAGAGAAGGCCATTTTCGCGAGTTTGGCCAATGTGGGACTTGAGGATTTTCTGGTCGCCACGATAATATTTCTCATTACGGGTCTGAGTATTGCGGGTGTCTTTCTGAGCATCCCAAATTCGACCAATCTGCTCGGAGATGAGAAAAGGGATGTTAAATAGAGGAGATTCCTGAGCGTCGGCTTGAGATTGATCTTGACGTGGCACTTTGTTGTCCGCTTCCCAGAAGTTGACCGGCATCAAAAGCTTCGCACTGACCAAAATAATTCAGGTGCGTCATCAGGGCGTAACGCCGGGCATCCATTGCGTGATTGTCCCGGTCGAGCGGCCTCTCCAGGACATTGCCATCACGATCCTGCTGGCGCCGATAGGTCTCCGCTTCCTGATTGGCATTCACGTTCGTCGGGTAGCCATAAATTTCCAAGCCCTTGACGAACTTAATCCCCGCCTCAACCGAGCCCTGCCCCTTGTGGCACGCCTTGGCGTTAAACCCGGCCTGAAAAATCGCCTCAATAGATGAAGGATCAGCCGAATCACAATAAATCGGATATCCCTTATCCACGTTCTCTAATTGCATTTTCGCGATAAGCGCTTCGGTTGTCAAGCTCTTTTCGTAAAATATTTCACGCTCGTAGACTTTGAGATCAGAAAAGGGGGGCGAGGTGGAGCCAGAAAATTGATACTCCATGCAAGCGGAAGGATTGGCGTAGCCGAAATCGAGACCGTAGATTTTGTCTTTCAGGCCGGGCGGTTCTTCGTCGATGAGGATGACCGGGCCGTAGATCACGTTCTCCAAAATGCCCCATTCGCCGAGAGCGTAGACCATGTGGGCGGCCTTGTCGGCGATCCGTTCCAACCGCTCCCCGTACTTTTTATCAATAAAATCACAGTCCCTGTAAGTGGTTTGAAAAACAACCAATTCACCGGCGGCGCGCTCTTCCGCGGACTGAGTGGAAGTAAAAAAGCGCTTGCGCAAGTGATGCCGTTGACTGATCGGATTGAACGAGAGCATGATTTGCTGATAGTTGGGAAGATGACCGCGAAGCCGAAGATCGATTTGCTGAACATCCTTCGGGGTGAATTCGGTTGCCTCCTCAAGCCAGAATCCAGTGGGCTTTTGAATAGACTTCAATTTCTGCTCGTCATCCAAGCCCTGGCACTGAATGGTATTACCGTTGGGGAGAAAGGTAATCTTGAGCGGCTTCACCGTGCAAAGGAATTGATCGCTTAACCCATAGTCATTGATACAGTCGAGGAGAAGCTGATAGATAGAATTACGGCAAGTGACGTCCACCTTGCGAAGAGCAAAAAAACGATGATCCTTTTCGAGCATAACGCGAAGGAGGAGTTTCTGCGCGGCGGTGTAGGATTTACCGGAGCCGGCGCCGCCCCAAAAGATCAACCAGAAGGCGCGCTCGAAGAGGTAGGGGTGATAGGCATGGGAGACAAGGGAAAGAAAATTCTTAAAATTAACTACGGTTTCAGACATCAGGCATCCGGATTATCAGAAAGATCATAATCCCCAAGGCACATAAACCAGCGCCAGAATCGCGGACATAGATTCACCAGCAAAATCCCCAGGAACGCACCTAAAAATGCACCTAAAAATATCGCAATAATCTGCACGCTCACTCCTCCACCTCAAAATCCGCTTCTACCACCAGTCCATCCCCGCCACCCACCGCCTTCTTCTCAGCGACCTCCATCAACTCCCGCATCTCGGGCGGAATCTGAAAGTCCAACACCACCCGCCCCTGCGTCCGCACCTCCTGGACCGCCTTCCCGTCCATCCGGTCGGCGACTGTCCCAAACGCCTTGTCACTCGTATGCGCCCGAATTATCGCACCGACAACGACGACATCAAGATTGGTCAGCGCGGATCCCTCGCCAGTTTCGGGATCGGCTTCACGCTGCTCCCAGCCGGTTATGGCATCAAACAGGGCTTGCTCTTTACTGGTGAACATCTCACGGGCGACATTGACGTTGGCCTTGCGCTGGAGAAACTTGTTCAGGCGCCCGTTGAACCGCGGACCGCTGTTGGCCGCGCGCATCTTCTCCAACCCCTTGGCCCGGTCAACGTCGGTGAG